TATTGTAGAAACATTTATAGGTGATGGTAGCGGACAAGAATTTATATTAAATTATAATCCTACTGTTAGTACCACTGACTGGTACAGAGATACTATTCCTTTAGATTTTGGAAGATCAGACGAGCTTGACGTGTTTGTTGGTGGCTATAGATTAAAGAAAGTTCCTTATCAATTATATCAAGATTCCAATAATTATCCTTACAGTCCAGAAGGTGATAGCCAATTTGAAGCAGATTTTAGTGTAAACGGCACAAATAAATTACGATTAACTAATGCTGCCACAGAAAATTCTAAAGTTGTTGTAATTAAAAAAGTAGGACGAGTTTGGGAAGATGCTGTTGATCCAACAGAAATTTTTAGAAATGTTAGACCATCAATTGGAGATGCTTCGTTTGATGTGATAAAAGTAAATTCTAACTATTCAGTAAAATTAAGGGATACGGGAACAGTTTATAATAACGGAGATGTAATCTATCTATCAGGAGCTACGTTAGGCGGATCTAGTCCAGAAAATGACATTACGATTACGGTTACTGACATTTTGGTGGATAGAGGAAGAAATACAGCTAGGTCTGTAAAAATATATCCAGGAGGCTCGTTGTTTGGATCTACCTTTATTGTACCAGGAGAAAATTATATTATTGAGTTTGTTGGAACTACTGATTTTACTTTAATAGGTGCACCGTCTAACGAAGTTGGGGTAGAATTTACTGCTACTGCCGCAGGTACAGGCTCAGGTACTGCGTTTATTGTGATACCTATTGCAGAACCTAATGAAGTAATATTCACATTAGCTACAGGTGTAGCAAGTATTTTATGGGTAGACAAGTACTTTATAGGTAATGGCGGGTCTGGTTATATAAGAAGTGTTGATAATACTGGAGTAACAGGTACATTCACCGTTGAGTTGGATAATCCTTTAGCTAATAAAAAATCTATTTCAGCTACAGAATGGGCAATATATCCTTATAAAGATCCTAGAAAATCTATTGTACAATTTACATATACAGGAATAGGTTTAGAAAATGGATTCGTATGCAAGAGCCTATCAGAATCTAACAACTCTATTGCAGACTTTTTAAAGAATACAGAAACGGTATTTCCGACTTATATTACAGATCAAAATGATACATCAGAATAAAGTAAAAGTATCATATTATATACCCGGATAAATAATACATTAAAAGAGACTACTATGCAAGGTAAAGACTTATCAGGAATTCATATAGAAGGGCACATTAAAATATGGTGCCCAGAAACCAATGAGATTATAATCAATAAGAGAAATGCTATTCATTATGAGAATATTAGTATAGCTCTTGCTGAATCTATAGCCAACTCAGGTCAAGGATTTATATATGAAATGGCGTTTGGTAATGGAGCTACTACTGTAGATCCTACAGGTATTATCACTTATCTTACCCCAAATAGTACAGGTATTAATGCAGGCTTGTATAATCAAACTTACTCAAAAGTTATTGATGATAGATCTGTAGCTAATTTAGATCCGATTAGAAATAAATTAGAAACTCGTCACGTAACTGGTACTAATTATACCGATGTATTTGTAACTTGTCTATTAGATTACGGTGAGCCGACTGGACAAGAAGCGTTCGACAACGTTACAAATAATGAAAGTGATTTTGTTTTTGATGAGATTGGATTAAAGTCATATAGTTCTACTGGGCAGAGTAGACTACTTACACATGTTATTTTTCACCCAGTACAAAAAAGTCTGAACAGATTAATTCAAGTAGACTACACAGTAAGAATTCAAAGTCTTACAGGATTAAGTGAGGTAGCATAATGAGTTATACAATTAATTTTACAGATACTCCTAATAATCCTGGCGGTATAACAGTTGAAGATCAAAGTCTAAACCAAGAAAAAAGTATAAGTTTTATAGGAAAAAATTATACAGGGTATGCTAAAGTTATTGCAGAAAGTTTTTTACATCTGCTAGAAAATTTTGCTAAATCAGAAGCACCTAATAATCCTGTTGTAGGTCAATTATGGTACGATACTGACTCTAATAACGATCCATCACAGCCTCAACTATTAGTTTATGACGGTACAAATTGGCAACCTGCTGGAACAGTAAAAAGAAGATCCAGTCAACCCTTAGCATCTGAAAGTGTTATTGGTGATTTATGGGTAGACACTGCTAATCAACAGTTATATTTGTGGTCTGGATCTAGTTGGATTTTAATCGGTCCTGAATTTAGTGCAGGAACAGTTACAGGTCCTAAAGTTGAGTCGCTAATAGACACATTGACCATTGAAAGATTTGTAATAAGTCTATATGTCAGCGACGAAAGAATAGCAATTATAAGTTCTCAAGAATTTACTCCAAAACTATCAATAGAAGGATTTCCTAAAATTAAGAAAGGTATTAATTTAAGAGATACTAATGATAGCGGAGTTACTAATTTAAACAACAGCACTTTTAGATTTGTTGGATCTGCTACTAATAGTGAAAAATTAGGCGGCATTGATGCAAGTAATTTTGTTAGAAACGATATTAATAGTACTACGAACGGTAGTTTTAGCATTAGAAATAATGCTGGATTAATTTTAGGTTCAGATTTATCTGTAAGTCTGTCAAATACTTCAACCGGCGCCACTGTTTTATACAATAAAACTGAGGGATCCAGCATCTTTATAAGAACTAATCAAGATGGTGCAGCTCAAGATGTTATCACAGTTAGCGGAACTAATGTAGGTATTAATAAAACAAATCCAGTGTATGAATTAGATATCAATGGCACATTACGTACTAGTGATAATCTGTTTGTTAATGGTACAAATAATGCAGTAGATTTAAATACTGGATCAATCAGAACTGCTGGCGGATTAAGCGTACAAAAAAGTATTCATGTTGGTCAAGGAATTAAAGTTACTGGTAATATTGTTAGCAATAATATTATTCCAGAAACAACTGCTGTATATGATTTAGGCACAGAAGATACTACTTTTAGAAATATATATGCAACAAAAGTTGTTTCATCTAACTTTGAAGGTTCTTTTTCAGGACAATTAATCGGTTCAGTAACAGGTAGTGCCAGTCGATTAGCAAGCGCCACTAATTTTAGACTAGTAGGTGAAGTAACTAGTAATACTGTAAGTTTTAATGGATTACAACCTAGTGGATTAGCAGAATTTACAGCCACAGTTAGTGCAGATTTTATTGGAAATAAAACACTTGTAAGTTCAGTCAATGACGATGATTTATTATTAATACAACGACCAGCAACAGGTTTACAAAAAGTAACTACTGCGGCATTCTTTTCAAGAGCAGGCGTATTACCAATTGGATCGTTAATGCCGTTTGCTGGTACAGTTGCTCCGAATGGATTCGTATTGTGTGACGGAAGCGAATACTTAATCAGTGAATATACAGAGTTATGGCAAATTATTGGATATACTTATAAACCACTAGGAGCATTACAAGGATTGAATACATTCGCTGTGCCTGATTTAAGGGGAAGATTTCCTTTAGGTTTAGATAATATGTTTAGTAATGTTAAAGTTCCTAAGAATGATGGGTCAGGAGATCTAATTTATACAATTGGAACAAGTGCATCGAGAGTTAATGCTTCTGCTGCAAATAACATAGGTTCAGGAAGCGGAACTCAAGATACTCAGTTGCAAATTAGTCAGTTACCAGAACATACACACGATATGAGGGGACTAACATCTACAGGAGAAAAAGGCCAGCAGTACTATGCAATTAGAAATAGCTCTGATCCTGCAGGAGATGTTAATACTGTAAGCCATACTACAAAAGGTCCGTCGCTGCCAAATGAAGGGCAATTTTTGCCTAACAGCGGTGGTGTCAATAACGCACTTTTAGGTGAAGCAGTTTCATTAATGAATCCTTATATAAGTTTAAATTATATAATCTATACCGGAAAGTTTATCTAAGGAAATATGAATGACTTATCAGATTAATTTAACTAACGGATCTTTATTAACAGAAATTGTTGATAGTTCTATTGACCAGCAAGCCACAGATTTAACCTTAATAGGTAAGAACGTTTCTGGGTATGGCGAATATATTAATGAAAATTTTATAAAAATATTAGAAAATTTTGCGGCAGAAACTGAACCAAACAATCCATTAATTGGACAAATATGGTTTGATACTGCTGAAAATCGATTAAAAGTATACGACGGTAACGGATTTAAAATAGGATCAGGGCCAATAGTAAGTGGAACTCGACCTCTTAGTTTCAGTCAAGGGGATTTGTGGATCGACAGTACTCAAAATCAACTGTATTTTTATGACGGAATAGATCTTCAATTAGCAGGTCCTATTTACAAAGAGTCTCAAGGACGTTGTGGGTTTGTTGTAGAGGATATTGTTGATACAAACGGCTCAGCAAAAACTATTGTTAAACTTTTAGTTAATGATGTTTTATTAGGAATTTTTAGTACTTCGTCCTTATCTTATACACCATCGGCACCTATATCAGGATATACTGGTGATATATACCCAGGGTTTAACGAAGGAACATTACCAGGATCTAAATGGAGATTAACTGCAACTAAAGCAGATGCATTATTAGACGTTACAGGACAACTAAAAACTCCGTCTAACTTTATGAAAACGGATGAAAACACTGCTACAACAGGCACTTTAAGTGTTGTTAATCCAACTCCGTTAATCTTAGGAACAGACAGTAATATAGAAGTAACCACAGATCCATTTTTAACTCTTTATCAGCATAACGCATTAAATGCAAACGTTAGATTTAAAATACGAAACAATGCTGGTTATCAAGAACCGTTAACATTTATTGCTTCAACTAAAAAAGTTGGAATATTTACACCTAATCCGGCCTATACATTAGATGTCACAGGCGATGCTAGAATTACCGGAAGTCTTATTGTAAACGGCAGTACTACTTCTATTAGCACATCAAATTTATCAATTCAAGATCATCAAATAGAATTAGCAGTCAACGATGATAGTAGCGTTAGTGATACGTATGCTGATCAAGGTGGACTAGTACTTAGAGGCACGACAAATCATACTATTATTTGGGATCAAGGATCTACTTCTTGGAGAATGAGTGAAAATCTTGATATAAGAGAAGCTAGTTCAGGTGCTAGGGCATATAAAATTAATGGTGTAAACGTATTAGAATATACAGGTTCAATATTTCAATTATCTGCTTCGGTTACTTCTGCACCTGGGATCACTAGTTTTGGACCTCAAACTAGTCTAACAGTTGATAACATTTTTATAGATAATAATCGCATTTCTAGCACAAATGCAAACGGCGATGTGGAAATTGAACCTAACGGATCAGGAAATGTAGTACTGATAGGAAGTCCAAAAATAACAGGATTATCAGATCCTATCGCAGCCACAGATGCAGTTACAAAACAATATGTTGATAACAGTATTTCCAGTAGAAATATTTGTTTTAGTATGGATATTACTGGTTTAAATGATACTCAAATTGCAGATCAGTTAGAACAAATAGCGCCTTCGAATTACTACGAGATCGGCACAGAAGCTAGAATTCACTGCACTATACAGAATGTATCTTACACAAATATTCAATTTACTGCATCGCCTACAGGAGATTTTGTTAAGAGTTATGTAAGTGTTGATAAATCAGATAATGTAGGCACCCAACCAAGCGAGCCAGTGCTACAAGATTTTAGCATAAACCCCATTAATTTAGGTCCTGCGACTATTACAGTAACAAGAGTAAACAAATTATTTGAATTAGTATCCGATAGTACCACTTCGGTATGGCAATGGCAAATGAATTTTTAATAAATATAAAGTAAGGAGTATAGTAAATGGCATATGTAATAGATAGATATAATGGTACAACTTTAGCTACAGTGGAAGATGGCACCATTGATGCTACTCTTGATATAAAACTTATTGGGAAAAATTACGCTGGCTATGGCGAAATACAAAATGAAAATGCATTACATATGTTGGAAAATTTTTCCGGAGAAACAGCACCTCCTCGTCCAATAAGTGGGCAATTATGGTATGATAGTCTTGCAAAAAAAGTCAAATTTTACAATAATTCAGCTTGGAAAACTATTGGAGCAGAACCTGCCGGTACAAAACCTGCCGGTGGTACCGTAGGAGACCTTTGGTGGGACAGTGCTAATAAGCAATTATACACCCATGACGGAACAGATTTTTATTTAGTAGGCCCGCAGGCCGCTGAAGGTCTAGGCACAACACAAATGAGGTCTCGATCAGTACTTGATGACACAGATGTTGCCCATGCTATTATTGAAGCTATTGTAGATGAAGAAGTAGTTTATATAATTGCCACAGAAGAATTTACGTTAAATGGAGCAGTGAATCCAATTCTAGGATTTACAGTTATTAAAGCTGGTTTAACTTTAATTAACACAGGTGCTACTGGCATAACTAGTAGCACTCATAGATATTGGGGCACAGCCGCTAATGCAGAAAAATTAGGCGGGCAAACTTCTGCTAATTATGTAACAAAAACCAGCGCAAGTTTCTTAGATGCTGCAACATTTGTTGATGCAGGATTTACGGTAGGCGACAGTAACGATTTAGCTGTATATATTACTGGTAGCGATGCATATGTAAGAAATCAAATTGGTGATAGGATTGTTTTTCAAACAACGTCTGCAGGAACACAAACGCCTTTAATACTTTTAGGCAGTTCTATTTTACCAGGAACTACACTTTATTCAAATATTGGCAGTAGCTCTTTTCAGTACAACAACATTTATGCCAGTTATTTGTATGGAACTTCTCAGCAATCAGATGCATTATCAGTAAGTGGTGTGTATAGAATTGCAGCAGTTAGTCAACCAGATATTGGAGATCCTGACACTATTGCATGTAGAGACGGCAGCGGAAATCTAAGAGCAACAGAATTTCAAGGAACAGCAACAGCAGCATACTTTGCTGACTTAGCAGAAAAATATCTAGCCGATCAAGAATATGAAGTAGGCACCGTAGTTGCAGTAGGAGGCTCAGCAGAAGTCAGAGCTTGTCAAATTGGTGACAGAGCATTTGGAGCAGTAAGTGCAAATCCAGCATTTAAGATGAATGACGGATTATTGGGCGGTACATATATTGCATTAAAAGGCAGAGTTCCTGTAAAAGTTTCTGGACCTGTTGAAAAAGGTGATAAGTTAATGGCAGCAAGTAACGGAACGGCTGCACCAGCACATTTAATTTTGAGAGGCCAGCAAGTAACTTCAAGAAGTTTCCCTGATACATTCGCTATCGCATTAGAAACTAATCTTGACGAAGGTGTAAAGTTAGTTGAGTGCGTCGTATTGTAAGGATAAAATATTATGGCAATTACAGCAGCAGATTATAATAACATAAGAAATAAAGTAATTACAGTGTTAGGCACTGGATCAACTGGTTACGGTCAAACTCCAGTTAGTTCGTCCGCTACCCAATCAACAGCAATTAGTGCTACACTGTGGAATAACTTAAGAACAGATATGCTTAAAGCAAGACAGCATCAAACTGGGAGAGATGAAACACCTTTCGCTCCTGCTGTTCTAAATCGAACTACTACAATTACTGAAGCTATTCGAGTAGCATTTGATAATTATGCGAATCAAATTGTAACCGATCAGAGATTGCTAGGATTGGATCCTATTTCTCAAGCACAGTCCGAATTGTTTTTTACTAGTACGCAATACGTAGCTAATTGGAACCAAACTTTATATTATCGTGCAAGAGTAAAGTTTGCTGATAATTTACAAGCAAGATATTTTTTCAATGCTGGCGGTCAAATTAGATTTTATGCTGCAAAAATAGATAGAACTTCTAGTCTAACAAAAGATATAGAATGGGATAACATACTTGGAACCTCTACTACTAAAAATGGTACTAGCCCAGGTTCAGGTTTTGGAAAGGTAGTTTATAAGTATAATTCTGTAGAACAATTGGCTGGATCATTTGCTACAGCAGGCACTTTAACTCCGCAGTATAGTTTTTATACAGCAGCATCTAGCTATGTGACTAGTAACTTACCTACAACCGCTACTACAATTTTTACTAAATCTGCCAGTGCATACAGTTCTAATATCTATGATATTAGAATGTATTCGGACAGTGCTGCTAGTCCAACACAATTAACATTTTTAATTAGATTTCAGGATCTAGCAGGTGGTAATGTAGATGAACAAAATACTGGAAAATTAACACAATATGTTGAAATTTTAAGACCAGTAGTAGCTGGAGGCGTCACAGTTAGCGGACCAAGCCTAGCACTATCTGCACAAGCTGGCATTACTAACGATATTTCTGTAGCTGGATCGTAATCAGAAATATCTTTAAAAAACTAACCTCTGCATAATTAATAAGTGCGGAGGTTTTTTAATGACTAATAATTTTGAAGCTGCATTTGATTTGGCTAATCTTATGTCAGCAATATCGACTCAAAAAAAAATACTAAAAGAAGAATTTGAATTATCTACATTATATTTTTGTAATGGTGGAACTTTTAAAATTGATCAACAGCTAATCTCTTTTGTTACATCGTTAAAAATATTGCATCAAACAACCGCAGTAATTATTGATCAAAATAATTTACCAATTTTTATTGATAACGTTTCTATATTTTTAGAAAATATTTTACATCAATATACATTTGCTTCTAATAAATTTTTAACAGATTATAAACTGCTTCAAAATACTAGAAAAACAGAAAGTATTTTAGATTTATGAACAGAGGGGTAATTCTATTTGCTTTTCAGTCAACAGTTGATTATGTCTCGTTGGCAATTTTTTCTGCTGAACGTATAAAAAAACATTTAAAATTACCTGTTTCTTTAGTAACAGATTCTAAAAGTTATTTAGAAAATTTAGATAAAACTGAAATATTCGATGAAATTATAGAGATAGAAGATTCCACAATTCAAAAGAAAGTATTTAATAACGGCACTGCTGAATTTCAGAATATCATTTGGAAAAATTCCAATAGATCATTAGCGTATGATTTAACACCATATGAACATACTATTGTATTAGATGTAGATTACATAATTAATTCAGATTTTTTATTAAAATGCCTAGATATAAACAAAGATTTTCTAATTTTTAAAGATTCATGCGATTTATCATTTTGGAGAAATTCAAAAGAATTTACTTATGTATCAGAGTTTTCTATTCCTTTTTATTGGGCTACTGTTTTAATTTTTAAGAAATCTGAAAAAAATAAAACTTTTTTTCAACTAGTTAAAGAAATTAAAAATAATTGGAATTATTATAGATCTTTATATCAAATTCCAGATTCAAAATTTAGAAATGACTTTGCATTTAGTATAGCTATACATATTACTTCTGGATTTGTTTCTAATAATTTTAATAATATAATTCCTTCAAAAATTTATTATACTCTTGATAAAGATTATTTGTATAATATAACAGATAATTCTTGTTCGTTTTTAATTGAAAAACAAAATTCAGGAGGTCAGTATATACCTACTAAGGTCAATAATGTTGATGTTCATGTAATGAATAAATTCAGTCTTATTGAAAGTATTATATGAAAGGTCATTTAATTTTTGCACAAAATTCAGATGTTGATTATGTTAAACAAGCATATGCTCTTGCTTTGACTATTAAAAAAAATAATTCTATTAATAATGTAGCCATAGTAACAAATAATTTGATACCAAAAAAATATAAACATGTATTTGATTACATTATAGAAATACCATGGGACGATGATGCTAAAGATTCTCATTGGAAAATTGAAAATCGTTGGAAACTAATACATACTTCTCCTTTTGATGAAACAATGGTTTATGATTCAGATATGTTGTTATTAACTTCTAATGATGACTGGTGGGATATTTTAGAAAAACACGATGTATTTTTAACTTCAGAAGTTTTAGATTATCGTAATAATATAATCAAAGATACTAAACTTCGAAAGGTGTTTACAGAAAATAGTTTACCAAATGTTTATTTTGGATTTCATTATTTTAAAAAAACTAAGAGAGCATATGAATTTTACAAATGGTTAGAAGTAATTGTAAAAAATTATAAAGTTTTTTATAAAAAATTTACACCAATTTCTAATCAAAATTTTTGTAGCATGGATGTTAATGTTGCAATAGCTACTAAAATATTAGATGCAGTCGAAGAATTTACCTTGCCAAATAGTCCTATAAAATTTGTACATATGAAAAAAGAACTACAAAACTGGCAAGAAATACCTGCTTCATGGTCTTCGTGTCTATTGATAAATTTTACTAAAAATTTTAAATTTTATCTATCTAATAATTTACAAAATGGATTGTTTCATTACACAGAAGATGAATTTTTAACAGAAGAAATAATAGGAATAATTGAGAATGAATAATCTAGTTTATGTAATATACGATGATGAAATGAATCTTTTACAAATTACTTCTATATTACCAGAAACAAACAATTATTTTCAAATTGAACAATCGAAAGTAAAAGATTTTTATCTTGGATTTAAAAGTTATCCAGGGCATTATGTAAAAAATCATGGATTTAATAAATTTACAATAGAAGAAAAAGTTAACACCGCTGGCATATATAGATATAATGATTTAATTGATCTAACTGTACAAAAAGATAGTGCAGATTTAATGATAAAATACAATATTGAAACGTTTACTTGGAAGTTTATGTTAGATACAGATGTGGCAAATTTAATAGAAACGAATCATTATGATAAGCTATTAGAATTTTATTTGGTAAAACGTGATCAACATAATTTTCTAGTTAGAACTTTTGTAATTAAACTTGCAGATTTGATAAATGACACACTTGAATTCCGGTTCGAAACTGAATATGAACACTTTTTTGAAAATTTATTAATAAAAAGCAAACAACATTTTGATAAAATTGGAATATATGTATGACTAAACAATTTAAAATATTAGAGCACGACGTTGTTTTTTTAAGTTATGATGAACCTAATGCTGAAAAAAATTATGCGGATTTGTTAACTAAGTGTCCTTGGGCAAAAAGAGTTCATGGTGTCGAAGGGTCTGATTCTGCTCATAAAGCTTGTGCAGAATTAGCTCAAACAGAAAGAGTAATAATTATTGATGCTGATAATATTGTAGACTTAAAGTTTTTTGAACAAATAATAGAAGTCGAATCAGAAGAATTATACAACAAAAGTGTAATTTCTTGGTGTGGGTTAAATGTTATTAATGGTTTAAAATATGGTAACGGAGGTATTAAATGTTGGCCCAGAGAGTTCATATTGAATATGAAAACTCATGAAAATGCAGATAGTCCTCAAAGCCAAGTTGATTTTTGTTGGGATATAAATTACATAACATTAGACGAATGTATGAGTTTAGTATATAACAATGCTACTCCGTGGCAAGCTTGGCGAGCAGGATTTCGAGAAGGTGTTAAAATGAGTTTATATGATGGTATAAAGCCTTCTTTTGATAAATTGTTTTCTAAGAGAATACATAAAAAGAATTATCATAGATTGTTAACATGGTTAAATGTAGGAGCAGATGTAGATAACGGTCGTTGGGCGATTCTAGGAGCGAGACAAGGTTGCTACATGACTAATTGTACAGATTGGGATTATGTCAATGTGAGAGATTTTAGCTGGTTAAATGAATTTTGGAGAACAGATGTAAGTTTAATTAATGAAACTATACTCGATGAAGAGATAAGTAAATTTGGTGAAAAGTTGGCTCAAGATTTACATATACCTATTGATGAGCCATTAACTGCTATGCAATCTAAATTTTTTAAAGAAGTATTTACTAACCCTTCTAGGGTTCCTAACGGTGCAAGGATTATTAAAAAGTA